CGCTTCTTCAGAAGCACATTGCTGACTCTATGAACGGTACCAACGAATCTGAGACGAAGTCCGATCCCTTAGGAGCCAAGAAATTGGTTTCCAAAGCCCGTGAGTTCAAGAAATTGTTCACGTGGGCTGAGGCTGGAACTGTTCCAAAGGTCACTAAGGCTAAACCAACCGTAAGGAAGGTTGACACCGAGGTGCAGACAGGCGAAAAGTCTATTCCCATTGCCAAAATGAGGATGGGCAAATCGTCACTCGTAACGCCGGAAGGCAAAACGATGTTGTGGAACAACCAGGCTCGTGAAGCGTACATTGAAAAAGGCAAACTCATGCTTGCCAATGAAAAGCTCGAGGAGTATTTATATAACCGAGAGTTCAATGCGCCCGACATGAGCGTGACAGACAATTGGGCTGATCTCATGGATGAAGAATATGAAGATTACGAAGCACAATTCTCAAATTACCTTAGCAAGTATGACCGAGAAATTGATTCTGAAGACGACGCAAGGAACCGGATGCTTGACAAGCTGGCGGAAGTCGATCTCGATGTGGAAGACCGCTTGATCCTCGAAAGAGAGATCGCGGATGGTACTATCGATGAGATGCAATTCCGAACGCGCGTCAGTGTTCGCACTGAAGCCGTCCTCGTCTACCCCAATCAAGTGAGTCCTACCTTCTACTTCGAAATCCTCGCATCATGCCCGGACATACTCGACGAGCTTCTCGCAGGTTATGACCGCCCTCTTATCAAGCCGACCACACCTTCGCACTTTCGAAAGGAAAACCCGGCGTTTTTGATAAAGAAGAAACAGCATGCTCGGTCAAAAATACTCGTCATCAAAAGCAAACGGTACTCATTCAGTAATGTTTTGCAGTTGTTGCACGCAGTTGCCCGACGCGAACGAGAACAGCCCAAGAAACCAAAGATTGCCAGTGTCCGTCTTCCCCTGGACCCTGGAGTTACACTCGCAGGCACTGAAACAACACCGCTCTACTCTGTAGGTTGCGATGTTCTCACCCTCGATCATCAAACTCCGTTGTCAAAAACCATG